TAAAGTTCCGATTACATATTCATCGAAAGAAAAATATATCAGACGACTTTCGGAGTCAAGCGGCATTAAAAATGACACCAAGATTCAAATCTCTCTCCCGGCACTTTCATTTGAAATGGCATCGGTGGAATATGATGCTACTAGACACTTGAATAAATTGAATAAAAAAGTAGTGACAAAAGCAGGAAACCCTCCTTATATAACATATCAGGAAGTTCCTTATAATATTTCATTTAGTCTTTATTCATATACAAGAAATATGGATGATAATTTGCAAATATTAGAACAAATTGTTCCTTATTTTTCTCCAGACTTTGTTGTCACATTAAATTTAAATAATATTGATACTAAATTAGCTGTTCCGATAGCATTAACTAATGTGGCAGTACAGGAAACATATGAAGGCAATATGATGGATAGAAGAATTATTGCTTCTAGTTTTAATTTTGTATGCAGAACTCGTCTTTATGCTCCTATTACAGAAGAAACTGTTATAGAAACATCACAGTTGAACTTTGGAAATATATTAGGGGACGATACGAATCAAACTTTGTATACTGGTAGTGCTACCGGCTCGACATCAGATTATACAAAGGGAGATTTCACATATGAGTGATATTAAAAAAGAATTTGAAAATATAAACACTGCACTTGAAACAAGTTTTGAAAGTACTGCTCCCATAGTTTCCGATAAAAACAAAGAAATAATCAAAGGAGTAGAAGAAAAAATAGATGTCGATTATTCTGTCGTAAGACAAAATTTATATGAATTGGTAGATACGGGAAAAGATGCAGTTGAGCACATTTTAAGTGTTGCAAAGGCAGGAGATTCTCCTAGAGCATATGAAGTTGTTTCTCAACTTCTAAAAACTGTTGCTGAGATGAATAAAGACATATTAGAGGTTCATGATAAAGCAAAGAAAATAAAAGAAGACAGCTTTAACATGACTCAAAAAAATACAACCAACAATACAATATATGTTGGATCCACTAGTGAATTACAAGATTTGATTAACCCATCTAGGAGTTCGGGTAAAAATATAAAGAAGGTTTGATATGGCTACAAAAAAACATGAAGGCTATTTAGGAAATCAAAACCTAAAAGCCGCTGGTGTTGAAATACAATTTACAAAAGAGCAAATAGATGAGTATTTAAAATGTGCGAAAGATCCAATTTACTTTGTTAAAAACTATGTAAAAGTTGTTTCTCTCGACAAGGGTCTGATACCATTTGAACTATATGATTATCAAGAAAAATTAGTTAATATTATTCATAACAATAGATTTGCCATAGCAAAACTGCCTAGACAGAGTGGTAAATCTACGACTATTGTTTCTTATATTCTGCATTACATTCTTTTCAATCAAAATATGAATGTCGCTATTCTTGCTAACAAGCAGAACACATCAAGGGAAATTTTATATCGTTTGAAATTGGCTTATGAGTATCTGCCTATTTGGTTACAGCAGGGTATTGTTGAATGGAACAAAGGATCAATTGAACTAGAAAATGGATCTAAGATCATCGCATCATCTACCTCTGCATCTGCAATCCGTGGTGGTTCGTTTAACATGATCTTCTTGGACGAATTTGCTCACGTTCCAAATAATATTGCAGAGGAGTTCTTTAGTTCTGTTTACCCAACTGTTACCTCTGGACAAACCACAAAGGTATTGATGGTTTCTACACCAAACGGTTTGAATTTGTTTTATTACTATTGGAAAAACGCAAACCGTAAGGCAGGAGAAAAAGGTAAAAATGAATATATTCCATTCGAAGTACATTGGTCGGATATTCCACTTTATCCGGGAGGACCCAAACGAGATGAGGAATGGAAACAAAAACAGATTCAAAATACTAGTGAGCAGCAGTTCCAGACAGAATTTGAGTGTGACTTTATTGGTTCAACAAATACTTTAATTAGCTCTTCAAAATTACACACACTGGCATGGGATACCCCGATAAGCAAAAATGTGGATGGAATGTACGTCTATGAAGAACCATTAAAAGACCATACATATGTAATGACAATTGATACTGCGAGAGGGCAGGGTAAGGATTATAGTGCGGCTATTGTAATTGACATCACAACACCTCCATATAAAGTTGTTGCTAGATTCAGAAATAATATAATATCACCAATGGTTTTCCCAACCGCAATTAAAGCAATTGCAACGAAATATAATAATGCATATTTGCTAATCGAAACAAATGATATTGGTGGGCAGGTTGCTGATATTTTATTTGATGACTTAGAATATGATAATATGGCACACACAGTATATAAAGGACGAGCAGGACAAGTTATTAGTTCTGGATTCGGCGGATCTAACATGCAAAGAGGTGTAAGGACCACCGTTCCTGTCAAAAAATTAGGATGTTCTGTTCTTAAAAGTCTGATAGAAAATGATAAACTTTTAGTTAGTGATATGGACATAATTAATGAGCTTTACACGTTCGTTGCAAAAGCCCAGTCATATGAAGCAGACGATGGTCACACAGATGACCTTGTTATGTGTCTAGTTCTTTTCGGCTGGATGACGCGACAAGATTATTTTAAGAATTTAACCGAAAGAGACGTTAGAATTGATGTTTATAAAGAAGAAATCGAGAGACTGGAGGAAGAAGTGATGCCATTTGGTTTGATGGCTCATATGGAGGAAAATGATGATACTCCAGGATGGGAGACTGTGAAATAGGTGAAATCCTAAATATTAACTGATATATAGGCTGGAGATTCCCATGGCACTACCATCAGTAAGCGTAAACGTAACAGGTCAAAATTTTATAGTAACAAGCTCAGAGGATTCCGGTACTTTTTTAACTGGAATTCTTCTTGCAGGAACAACCTTAATCAATGCAGTTGGAAGCACCACTGATGTGACAAATAATTATATGGAAGTTAATACTCTATCTGACTGGTGGGGAAGACTTTCTAGCAATGACGGCAATGGTGCTGGATACAGCTTTGACGGATTTAGCGGCGGATTGGGTGGATTATATCCCACATCCACCAGTGAAGTAAGATGGCCCAATGGGGCAACAGGAGAATGGAAAACCGATTGGTGGACAATTCACAATTATTTACAGTATGGTGGAAGAGCTGTAGTTGGCATTTCTTCTTCTGCACCATTTACTTCCACTAATACCCACAATATCAATGCTCTATTTGGAGTCACAAATGGAAACAGTGGTGACATTGATACCATCCTGACAGACAGAGCAAATGACTTTATGGCAATCTACAGAATAGAAGACAGAACTACCTCTACCGAGCCATCTGGGGCAAATCAAAATAAAGTGTATGTGTATGGAGATAAATACACACTTCCAGTTGGAACAAGTACGACTACTATTACGTCCTTTGATGACTATATTAGAACTGGGTTAGATGCTGATGTTGCTGGATGCATGGCAAGAACAAAAAGAGTAGCCGATTTCTGGTTTGATCCTGCTGGTGCTTCTAGGGGAGTGATTATTAATGGGGACAATCTTAAAGATCCCCCTACTGCAACTCAAGCAACTACTTTATATAACAATAAGATAAATCCTGTTTTAAGTTTTCCTGGAACTGGTACTATACTCTTTGGAAACAAAACAGGAGCAACTGCAGGTAGCGTAGATGACAGGATCGGTGCCTCGATGCTTATAATTTATCTTAAGAGAGAACTTGGTGCTGCTGCAAGAGAACAGCTATTTGAAAGAAACGATACAATAAGTAGGTCAGTTTTTATAAACAAGGCAACAGCAATACTAGAAAATGTAAAGAGAAAGCAAGGTGTATCTGATTATAATATTGTCTGTGATACAACAAATAACACAACATCTTTAATAAATCAAGGGTTTTTTGTTGCTGATGTGTTTATTAAGCCAATTCGTTCTATTGATTATATTCAACTAACATTCACGAATAAAGATCAAGATACGGAAATCACCTAAATAGAATAGGAGATATAAATGGCAGGCAATTTAAAAAACGACCTAACTTTAGGCGACTTTAAAAATGTAGTTGGTATGGGAACAAGACCCAACCGATATCTTGTTGATATGAACATACCAGGAACAAATTATACAATGACTGTAGAGGTTTCTGCTTTATCTCTCCCTGGAGCACAATTGGGAACCATTTATGTTCCATTTCGTGGAAGGACGTTAAAATTACCAGGAGACAGAAGATTTTCCCCTTGGTCCTTTACCGTTTATGATACTAAAGATGGACTTTGGAATGTTCTTCATGATTGGAGCAATAACATAAATAATTACAGAACCAATGAAACTCATTATACTGCTGATGATGGAGTATATAATAGTAATTGGACTATATCACATTATGATATTAATGGAGATATATTATTAAAACAAGTGAGATTATATAACTGTTGGCTATCAAATGTGAGTCCATTTGAGCTTGCTTATGGAGCAATGGACACAATGTCTCAATTTACATGTACAGTAGAATACGAATGGTTTGAACTTATATAATATAAAATGGAGTAACGAATGGCTATTGATTTATTTGGTTTTACTATAGGTAGAGCTACAAAAGAAGAGCAAATAGAAAAGAACGTAAGGGAAGAATCTTTTGTTTCTCCTGATGAGTATGATGGCGCACAAACTCTCCAAACAGGAGGGTTCCTTGGTACATATGTTGACTTCAGTGGTGGTATTCAGGATGAAAACCAATTCATTCAAACCTATAGAAGCTTATCGCTATATCCAGAAGTAGATATGGCAATTGAAGATATTGTGAATGATTCCATCGTAATGGGAACAGATAGAAAACCAATTAAACTGGATTTAGAAAGAACCAATTTATCAGAAAATATCAAAACAAAAATTTATAGAGAATATGATAATATTCTTAAGATGTTTGATTTTTCTAACAAAGCATATGAAATTTTTAGACGATGGTATATTGATGGTAGACTATATTACCATATTATAATTGATAAAGATAATCCAAGAGCAGGTGTAAAAGAAGTAAGAGCTATAGATCCTATCAAGGTTAAAAAAATACGAAAAGTAAATAAAAAGCAGTTCACTAAAGATGGACTTGCTGTTCCTCTTGTAACTGATATTGAAGAGTTTTTTGTATATACAGATAAAGATCAAAATAGCAACACATATACGGGGTCAACTGGAATAAAAATCGCAGTTGATTCTATTGCGTATGTTCATAGTGGAATTGTAGATACTACTACAAAGAAAGTAGTTGGTTATTTACAGAAAGCAATTCGTCCTGTAAACATGCTTCGTCAGATAGAAGATGCTGTAGTAATCTACCGTATCTCCAGAGCACCGGAGCGTAGAATCTTCTACATTGACGTTGGTAATCTTCCAAAGCAAAAAGCAGAACAATATCTCCGTGAACTTATGAACCGTTATAGAAATAAGCTTGTTTATAATCAAGCCACAGGAGAAGTTCGTGATGACAGAAATCATCTTCATATGTTAGAAGATTATTGGCTTCCACGAAGAGAAGGCGGCAGAGGAACTGAAATCAGTACACTTGCCGGTGGACAAAATCTAGGTCAAATGGATGATGTTGATTATTTACAAAGAAAACTTTACAGAGCACTAAATGTTCCATTATCAAGACTAGAAACGCAAAATGGTTTTAATATGGGCAGATCCGCTGAGATCACCCGCGATGAAGTAAAGTTCTATAAATTCATTCAACGGCTTAGATATAAATTCTGCAGCCTTTTCACTGATGTTCTAAGAAAGCAGTTAATCCTAAAAGGTGTTATAAATGAGGATGACTGGATAAATATTTCTGATAATTTAAGTTTTACTTTTAACGAAGATTCATATTTTTCAGAATTAAGAGAAACAGAAATATTAAAAGAGAGGCTTCAGGTCTTAGCCGCAGTTGAGCCTTATGTCGGAAGATATTTCTCCACTGAATATATTCGAAAGAACATATTAAAACAGAGTGAAGAGGATATAGAAAAGATTAATTCACAAATAGAATCTGAGCAAGAACAAATGCAGATGATGCAGATGCAACAGCAAATGCAGATGATGCAATCTGGACAAATGCCACAGGAAGAACAACAAGGTTAATTTATTAATTATATAAATATAAAGAACCTATCAATTAAATGAGGGACGCCATGAGCACACAAAAAATTATCAAAGAACTTTTAGATGAGAATTTAATCGGAGCAAAGAAAGAGATTCAAGAAACTCTTTATCAGAAACTCGGTCAGCACTTGAACGAGATCTATAAGGAGGTTGCTCCTGAAATGATCAGCGAAGGAAAGAAAAAGAATAAGAAGTCATACAAAAAATCCGACGAAAAGTGCAAAGAATGCGGTAAGAAAGATTGCGACTGTGAATCAAAGGAAGGCGAAAAACCTGACTTTTTAGACTTAGACGGTGATAAGAACAAAGAAGAACCAATGAAAGACGCCGCTAAGGACGCAAAGGGCAAGAAAAAATGAAATTAATCACCGAAATGAACGAAGAAGTTGAACTCATTATTGAGTCCAACGAAGGCAAAAAGCAATACTTCATCGAAGGTGTCTTTATGCAAGCCGAGACTAAGAATAGAAACGGCAGAATCTATCCCATGGATGTTCTTCGTCCAAAAGTAGATGATTATAACACAAAATTTATTAAAGAAAATCGTGCTTTTGGTGAATTAAATCATCCAAAAGGACCTACAGTAAACCTTGATAGGGTTTCGCATATAATTAAAGACCTTACATGTGAGGGAAATAATTTTAAAGGTAAAGCTAAAATTATGGAAACTCCAATGGGTAAGATTGTACAAAATTTAATGGATGAAGGAGCCAGACTGGGAGTTTCTACTCGTGGTATGGGATCGTTAAGGCAACAAAACGGTATAAATTTAGTTCAGCCAGATTTTATGTTGGCTGCCGTTGATATCGTTGCCGATCCTTCTGCACCAGATGCATTCGTTGACGGAATAATGGAAGGCAAAGAATGGATTTGGGAAAATGGTATTTTAAAGGAACAGGAAATTAACGAATACTATAAAAGAATCAAAACTGCTTCCGCAAGGGAAATGAAAAATACCTTTGTAAACTTGTTTGAAGATTTTCTTAGAAAATTATGAGCTTAGTATACACCTCAAAAACGCAAAAATTATAAATATTTTCCAGAATGGCATCAAGGAGCTTATTAATGAGCAATAAAAAGAATTTAAAGCAAACACAAATTAATGAGGCTATCGACAAAGGGCTTCAGAATTTTAGAGAAGCAGCAGATGCTTCGCCAACAGTAAACCCTGCTGGTTACGAAGATCCAGCTTTGTATTCTGATACCGAAGGTAAGGGTGCCGCTCTTGGTACGCTCCAAGGTCCAGAAACATATCCACAAAACATGGCTAGCATTATGGCAAAGCCTTCCAATGCAGTTGGTGCCCCAGCTGGTGCTGCTCCAACTACAAAGAAGAAAGCAGCCAAAGAAGACGAGGGTGAAG